GGAGTATATGCAGGATACGTTATTAATGTATAAGAACATGCCTAAGCGTGATCTTATCTTATTCCCACATCGTATTGCCCCCGAGAAACAGGTAGAAATATTCCGTGACCTAAAACAATATCTCCCGCAATATGAATTTGTTGTTTGTCAAGATCAACAGTTGACAAAGAATGAATATCATAATTTGTTAGGTGAAGCTAAATTAGTGTTTAGTGCCAATCTACAAGAAACACTAGGTATCAGTTGGTACGAGGGTGCGTTAGTCGATGCTATTCCTATGGTACCTAATAGACTAAGTTACAGTGAAATGGCATATGATACATTTAAGTATCCTAGCGAATGGACTGAAAGCTATACTGCATACGAGTCACATAGACCAGAAATTTGTAACAAGATTATTCAATATATGAATAATTACGAAAAGTTCTTGCCTAGCCTAAATAAACAGGTATATGAATTAAAAGAAAACTTTTTTAGTTGCAATAAACTATTAGAGATGTTAAAATAATATAATGAATGCCATCCTCGGCTTTAACTCGGAGAAAAAATGCAAAAGTTTAAATCATTGGAAGAAATTGTTTCCAACAAAGAAGAATACGATCACCTATATAACACAGATCACTTGTTTATTCTAAAAGGTAAATCGTTAGATGACAATAGTCTAATCAATGTTATCGGTGAATTAGAATACTACGACTGGTATAATAAACTGCGAGGTCCTGCAAAAGGCCCGGCAAAATATCATAACACCAAGAACAATCACGAATGGTTGCACGGATATGTTATTGCAGTTTCCTGCAACAAACTAACTAAGTTTGAAAAATCAGCAATACTAGTTGGAATGAAACACGGTTATACATTTGAAAAATTAGACCTCTTTCAAACTAAAAAAGAATTAAAAGACAATCATTTTGATTCATTGTTTGAGGAAGCATAATGACAGATAAAACAGAAACAGCACTGGACGCAATGTACGGTGATAGCGGATATCAAGTAGGAACAGCGCACAACTATTTGGGTTTTGTAATGAAACGCAATGGTAAAAGATTTTGGGCTGGAGATAACATCAGTGAATACATTGATGACAAAATGAAAAAAGAACTAATCAATGAAACAACTCTAGCATTTGAAAAAGTTTTAGATTGTTTGCTCATTGATCGCGAGAACGATCCCAATAGTAAAGGTACGGCAAGACGTCTTGCCAAAATGTACTTTAATGAAGTAATGGCAGGTAGATATGAACCAGCACCAGATGCGACAGCTTTTCCAAACGATACTGAAGATAGGTATGAAGGTATGTTGGTGGTTAGGTCTGAGCTTCGTAGTATGTGTAGTCATCATCATCAGCCTGTTAGTGGTGTTGCCTACATCGGAATCATTGCCGCCCAAAAACTTATCGGACTGTCCAAGTACACACGTATTGCTCAATGGTGTGCTCGTCGCGGCACCTTACAAGAAGAACTGTGTAACGACATAGCCCGAGAAATTATGCGAGCCACAGACAGCGAGAACGTAGCAGTCTACGTTCAAGCCACACATGGTTGTTGTGAGAATCGCGGCATTATGGCACATAGTAGCCTAACACAAACTACAGTACTCCGTGGTGCATTTAATACTGATCAAGGAACAAAGAAAGAGTTTTTTGACAACATTAAAATGCAACAGGAGTTTGCACCACGATGAGAATAATTACAAATCGATCAGGAGACATTCAGTTTCTATGGGAACCTGGACTATTAGAATGGCTCCAAGAAAGATATCCTGCATCTAAATATCAAGAGGTAATATTATGAATTCAGTAGACATGGCCAATAATCTTATTTTTAGGGCAAAGCACCTAGAAGAGTTTACTGTTACAACAGACGTACCAGAATATTTTAGATTCAACGGCGTTGTGCCCTTTGATATGAAAATTGAAGATAATGTTATTGAAGCCAAGGTATGGGCTGTAGATTTTAATGAGGCTGTAAATAGGCTTAACGAATTCCTGGAGACGTGTAAATGAAATGGTTTCTAGATTTTTTAGATCGCATAGGTCGTAAACGTATTGTAATGGATCGTCAAAGCGACGAACCCTATCTTGAACGCTATTACCTGTTTCTAAAAGATAGAGACCGTTTTCCCTTTAATGTATTCTTACACAAGTTCCTAAAAGGTGATCCAGATGATGTACACAATCATCCGTGGCCCTATGCCACATTGATTTTAAAAGGCGGGTATTGGGAATGGATACCACAGTTTAATAATCAAGGACTAAAGATCGGTGAGATTGCAAAATGGAGAGGCCCTGGTAGTTTTAGAATTTGCAGTGCAAATAGTTATCACAGAATTGAACTTGATCCTAGTGTAACTGCATGGACACTATTCATGCCTGGTCCCAAGAAACAGGATTGGGGATTTCTAGTTAAAAATAAATGGATACAGCACGAAAAATATTTGAAAGAAAGATATGAACAAGCTCATAATTGATGATGTAAAATTTAAAGGTCTAGTTGCCACTATTTGCAGAGGCATTGCCGCAGGCGGTTGGCGGCCTGATTATATTGTAGGCATCAGCCGTGGTGGCTTGTTGCCTGCTGTTATGATCAGTCATTATTTTGAAATTCCTATGAAACCCTTACAAGTTAGCCTTCGTGATGGTGGCGACTGTGTGAGCGATCTAGGAATGGCCGAAGATGCCTACGAAGGCAAGAACATTCTTATTGTTGATGATATCAATGATCAAGGAACTACTATCAACTGGATCATGAAAGATTGGCCTAGTGGATGTTTCCCCAATGATGAACGTTGGGAAAATGTTTGGGGCAATAATGTTCGTGTTGCAGTTGTTGTTGATAATCTATCTAGTCAATGTGAAATAGGTATGAGCTACTGGGGCATGGAAGTAAATAAGGCAGAAGAAGATGTCTGGATTGAATTTCCCTACGAGGAGTGGTGGAAATGAGTGGCAAGGGTTCAAAGCCAAGACCGTTTAGTGTAAGTCAAGAAGAATTTGCTAACAGTTTTGAAAAAATATTTGGTAAAAAGGAAAAAGACATGCAGGTAAGAGTAAAAGAAGATGCTGACGAAATTGGTAAATGTGGTTGTGGTCGTAGTCCAACAGGTAAGTGTATTGGTTGGCACGGATTAACTGAAGAAGAATATCACATACAACTCAATGCCTACGAAGCAATTAATCACTTTTCTAAATCTTGGTCTAAAGAAGAATGAAAAGATCATTAGCAATTGTCATTACTGCATTATCAGCAGTATTGGCTTTACTATATTGGGATGATCCAATGAGCTATGGTTGGATCTGTGCGTCAGCGGGTTGGATTGATAAATGCTTTGGAGACGAGTTATGAAAATAAAAGAAGGCAGTCGATGGGCAGGTAGTGGTTATAGACAGATGTTTATAGTATTAGCCGAAGTGGAGTTAGACGACGGCATTTGGATTCACTATCGAGATGAGTTAGGTGAGCCTCCAAAAGAATATAGCTGTTACAAAGACAGCTTCTTGTCACGATTTACGGCATTGCCAGAATGAGTACAGAGGTTGTTGTTCCCTGGCATGCAGGACAAAGTGGATTTTGGTGGAATGAAACCTGTGCAATGGTCATTGAAGTATTTGGCCTGCCTGGGAATCGATTTCGATACAGTCCAGAAATGGACAAAATGACATTTTATTTTAACACAGAAGAGGATGCTTTTATATGCAAGATGTTACTGAGCGACAGGATCGCAACACCTGGACCTTAACCGTTGAGGAAGATCCAGAAACCGGAGACGCTATACTACAATTTCCTCCAGACCTATTAGAACAAGCAGGTTGGAAAGAAGGCGACACATTGGAATGGACAGATCGGGGAGATGGTTCTTGGTCTTTAGAGAAAAAGAGTGTATAATAGTAATATGAGTAAATTAAAAATTGCAGAGCTGTTTTACAGCATACAAGGTGAAGGACGCTATATGGGCGTGCCTAGCGTATTCTTGCGTACATTTGGTTGTAACTTTAAATGTGCAGGATTTGGCATGCCACGTGGAGAATTGAGTACAGAGGTCGAAACTATTGCTTTTGCTCATGATAATACTCCTTACAAGGATTATAAAGATTTGCCGCTTGTTAGCACAGGCTGTGACAGTTATGCTAGTTGGGATCCACGCTTTAAAGATCTAAGTCCAATGTTAACCACTGATGCTATTGTAGAACGCATTATGGAAATACTTCCGCATGGCGAATGGCGTGATGAACACTTGGTTATCACAGGTGGCGAGCCGTTACTAGGTTGGCAACGTGCTTATCCTGACTTGTTGGAGCATCCTAAGATGCAGGGTTTAAAAGAAATTACATTTGAAACAAATGGTACTCAAAAACTCACACCTGAATTTAAACAGTATCTAGAAAACTGGAAACTAAAAGATAAAAAGTCTTGGTGCGAATCTATTACATTTAGTGTAAGTGCTAAACTTCCATGTAGCGGCGAAAAGTGGGAAGATGCTATTTGTCCTAGCATTGTTCGAGAGTACGAAGATGTTGGATATGCATATTTAAAATTTGTAATTGCCACAGAACAAGACTTTGCTGATGCAGAATGTGCCATTGCTGCTTTTCGAAAAGCAGGATTTGAAGGACATATATTTCTAATGCCAGTGGGAGGTGTAGAAAGTGTGTATTCTCTTAATAACAGAGCAGTTGCAGATATTGCCATGAAGCACGGACTAAGATACAGTGATAGACTTCAAGTACCATTGTTTAAAAATGAGTGGGGAACCTAATGAGACGATTTGTAGAAAAACTATTTGGTATTGATAAACTTAGAAGCCAAACTGAAAAAAGCCTAGAGCAAGCAGAGGCTGCTAAAAAAGTCGCAGAAGATGCGATTGCGGCAGCAGAACGTGCTAGAGAAGCAGAAGAAACTGCTAAACTAAGTCCAAAAGATCGTGCAACCAAATTAAAAGAACCTTGGGTAGGTGTTCTAAATACCCATGTAAACAAAGATAACATCCGCAACGGCTTTTTTGAGCTTGACTGGAATGATGATTTTGTGTTAAAATTAAAGCAAGAAGGATACGGTTTCGACGGAGACAACGACGAAGAAATTGTAGATCGCTGGTTCCGTGAATTATGTGCTAACGTAGTAATTGACGGAGATTTTGGAGGTGCCGTTAATACCGGCGTCATTGATATTAAAACTGTTAAAAAGAATAACAAATGACCTATATTTTAGTTGATACTGCTAATACGTTTTTTCGTGCAAGGCATGTAATCAATGGTGATGCCGATATTAAACTTGGCATGGCTTTTCATATCACACTTAACAGTATTAAGAAAGCATGGCAAGACTTTGGCGGTACTCATGTGGTATTCTGTTTAGAAGGTCGAAGCTGGCGTAAGGACTATTATGCTCCCTACAAGCGTAATCGCAGTGATGCTCGTGCCGCACATAACGAAAAAGAGCAAGAAGAAGAAAAAGTCTTTTGGGAAGCCTTTGACACATTCAAAGAATTTGTTACAGAAAAGACTAACTGTACAGTCATGCAACATCCTCGTCTAGAAGCAGACGATCTTATTGCAGGCTGGATTCAGAGCCATCCTAATGATAGCCACGTGATCATCTCAACAGATACAGATTTTGTACAACTTATTGCACCCAATGTAAAACAATACAATGGCGTAATGGAAACCACAATTACACATGAAGGTATCTTTGATGCAAAAGGTAAGAGAGTTATTGATAAAAAGACTCAAGAGCCAAAAGCCATTCCGGAC